TGGAATCTAAATACCTTTTTGGCAACTATGCTCTTGATGTTGAAACTGCCGTGGGGCCAGCTGGAGTGGACAGCTCTAGGTCTAAAGAAATTGTTAGAACTGGGCTCATTAAGAATTTTTTTGCTAGCGAGTTTTCAGGTGAGATAGAAAAAGATCCTACATACCCCGCAACGATTCAGTCGTCTGCTCTTGTTTTAAATGGAACATCCTTTAACTCAGTCAGCAGTCCTATAAACTTTGTGTCCTACGTTTATAAGCCATTAGAAAATAGGTTTAAACACTTTGGGACCAGGATGAGAATCGTGGGCAAGGTAGTCGATAGCGAAATTGCTGGGCAAAACGCTTCTGGCCAATCTACATACTTTACTGTCACGGATTCTAGGACAGACCAGAGCACCACAATTGCTGGAGGGTCTGGTGGCCTGGCCGTAATGCTAAATCCAGAAACAAACAATGGTTACTATTTTGAGCTAGCGGCATTGACAGCCGTTAACGCTGCTGATTATTCAAATGATGAAAATATTAATAACATGTTTTTCTATAAAATTAAACAGCAGGTGGGTGATGATGGAACTCTAGATGCAATTCCAGAAAAGCTTTGGTGTGGTGTCGGCAATGTTCTTGTTGATGACGGCAAGTTTACAGGACAGGCAAGACTGTCCACCGAGTCAAGCCCCACGGTGTATGACATTGCTGTAGAGTACGCGGATCTCGGGGGATCAAGAAGGTTTTATCTTTATGTAAATAACGTTATCGTCGGCATCGTTGACGACCCAGACCCACTTCCAGTATTCAACAATATGGCACTATTTATTCGTGGCTCTGCAAAGTGTATGTTTGAAAATATCTATGCCCTAACAGATAACTATAGCCAAAACTCCACCTTTGCCTTAGACACTCCAGCTAGCTCCGTGTTTGGAAGTAATGAAATAAATGCAATTGAGTCCTTTCAAAAGTATGCAATGAGTGGTTTGATTCAATCAACTTATCTGTCTGGGATTAGCTCGTCAGAACCTCCAAGGTACAACATTTATTTTGAAGAGTTTGGAACTATTATGAGGGAGGCTGCGTATTTTGATGTTAGGTACGACAAAGCCTATCCAGCACTGTCTGCAAAGATTTCTCCAACATTTAATAGAATGAAGGGGTATACTATTTCAGGATTTACTGCTGGATCTTATGGCGCAGAGTTTCTAGTCTTTAACAATACTGATAGCTTGTTAAACCTAGACTCTACAAGTGGAAACTACCTAAGAATCCAGGGCGTAACTTTTACCCAGCAGTCTGACCACGAGCTCTCCGTTGACGAATACTTTGAAAAAATTGGCAACCTCTCAGATCCAGAGATTAACAAAGACATCTTAGTGCTGCCACCAAACAAATACAAAGAAGACTATAAGGATATTAGGCTTAGTCGCATAACTCAGGGAAAGACTTCTTTTAGCATCGAAGCCCCATATATTCAAAGCCATGACAATGCAGACAGCCTTATGCTTTGGCTCTCTCAAAAAATAATGAAGCCAAGAAGGGCTGTCGGAGTTGAAGTTTTTGGAATGCCAACGCTTCAGCTAGGAGACATTGTCGGGGTAGATTTTATAAATGAAAACGGGGTTAGCGAGATCTCGTCTATTGACTCCAGGTTTGTGATATACAGTATAGAATACAGTCGATCCGAATCTGGACCCAGCATGACAGCATATTTAAGTGAGGTGCTATGATGACAAGTAATGTACAGGCAACACCAGATTATCCAGCAAATCAGTCTACATCAGATAGCAGCCCCTCTAGTGCAATTAAGGTGGCTACCCCAGATTTAATTATAACTGATGGCGGAGCCCTGCCCGTTGACTTGATGACAGACTTGCTTTTTGAAAACGTCGGCGGCCAAGAGATTATTGGTATTTCTAGAAATGATATAGTTAATGGGCAAGATGTTTCTTACCAGCTAATCAGCAATACTAAACTCTTAGATCGTAGATACAACCCAAACAATGTTTTTAGTATTTCTGGAACCTTGGACAAGTACTTTGCTAACTTTTCTATTAGACTAGATGTTCATATCCCTGAGAATGGAACTGGCCCAGAGGTCCTTCCGGGACAAAATCAGAGGGTATATGTAGACAGCCTTACCGGAGATGTTGTCATAGATATAACAAACATGGAAACTAACGAAAGACTAGACGTTGAAATCTTGAAAGAAGGTTCCGTAGATAATGATACAATATATGTGGAGGCATCATGATTACCAATAAAGGAAGAAACATCTTAGCCAAGTACTTGATTGGCCAGGCACCAGCGTATGCCTCTTATTTAGCCATGGGTGTTGGCGCAAACCCTCTAGGCCCTACAGATTCCTTGGGGAATTATGCCACCCAGAACAGCCTTGAGTTCGAGGCTCTTAGAATTCCTATTACATCAAGAGGCTACGTCTATGACGACAATGGTGTGGCGAATGTTGTTTTTGCTGGTGAGCTGCCCAGTAATCAGAGGTACCTTTTTACAGAAATTGGCGTTTATTCTGCTAAATCAAATCCAGCCGCGGGAGCACAGGATAGTAAAATGATCTACACATTCTCTACCTCAGAAAATTGGGAGTATCACACTGAGCTGACAGCCGTAGGGATTGACACACTTGTTGAACCACTAAACCTTGAGGTTGCGGGGTATACAATAGAGACTACAGAGCCAGTATTTAGAACAAACTCGGACAACTATATCTTTAATAGTAATATTAGAAAACAAAGGTTTGAGAACCCAAGATTCTTGGACAGAACGCTTGTTTTGTCTGGGGCAACATCATTCCTAGAGTCCGATGGGACATCTGTCACACTTAAGGCACGTGGAGCGGGAGATCCCTACTACGGGTCTCACATTCACCTTACGGGTATCAGTCCAGACTTTAATAAAAACTCAGCAGAAGACGAGCTACGTCTTGCATTTTCTATCCTAAGCAAAGACGATTCTCCTTCTGGGGCTAGCGTTGGGGGAGTTAGAATCTTGCTAGAGTTTGCATCTACGGACTCAATTGACCCAGACAATTACGCCAGGGCCTCTATTGATCTCGGACCGAACGACGTAAATTTTGCAGAAAATAGATACATAGTCACGACTACCAAGCTGAGCGAGTTGGAGAAGAGTGTTGGATTTACTTGGAATACCGTTAATTCCGTAAAGTTCTATGTCATGGTCTTTGATACCATTACCGAAGAGCCTTCTTCAGACTTCTATGTGGCTCTAGATGGTTTAAGGTTGGAAAACGTAACGGCTCAGAATCCACTCTACGGTCTTAGTGGCTACACGCAAATCTTAACAGATGATGGACTGCCTATTACAAAAGAGCCGAACTCTTCAAGCATTGTAGAGTTTAGGTTTGGAATGGATGTAGGTTAATGCCGAGAGGTCAAGAACAGGTAAGAGTACCTAGGTCCGATCTGCCAGAGCTTTCCAAGCTGGCAAATGGGAACTATGGGCATATAATTAGGTACAGGGTTGTCTCAGAAGACCAAAACAGATTTTCTCACTGGAGTCCAATAGCACAGCTCGAGGTGCCAGCAGTTACTCAAGTTGAGGGAGACGTCGTGGTGTCTGGAAATATCATTCAGGCTGTATGGAGTGACGAAGAGAATCGACCAAACTATGATGTTTTTGTAGATTTTGACAATTCTGGTTATTCCTATCATGGAACAACGCCAATACATACATACTCTTTCCTTTCAAATATATCGTACTCAACTGTGCAAGTGGCTATACAGGTGGCGAGCATAGAAAAAGAACGAGCTAGCAGCATAACAATATTTGAAAGTCCAGAGATTAATCTGGTAGAATTAAGTTAAGAGAAAAAGGAAAATATGTCAAAAATACCGTTGCCAGAACGAGGTCAGCCACTAGACCTTTCATACATCTACCAGGTTGCAAATGCAGTTAATGAGCTTTCTGCACAGCTTTCTCCAACAACCGGGAGATATACCAGCGTTGACACAGCCTCTGCTGGTCAGCAGTCTGTCAGGACCTCTGACGCTAGGATTGTTGGGGGCTATGTCACAGTTACCAACAGCTCTACCACAAGCCCAGACGGCGAGGGTAGCTTTAGTTATAACTTTAGTGACTTCAACTACGCACCAGTGGTTACTGCCACGCCACTACTTGTAGATGAAAATTCTACAGAATCTGGGAAAGACATCTCTGTTGTCCTAACTAAAGTTACAAATAACCGTGTAGAAGGCATTGTGAAATTCAACACGATTGGTGTTGCCTCTGTTGGTATTAATCTTCTTATGGTCGGTATCCCAGTCTAGGATATCTTGATGGATCGAGAAGCTTATAACAGTGCTCCAGTAATTCCTGGTAGCAAAAAGGTATGGTTCCTGAACGGAGATCTTGTAAGAAAGTATCACTTCAATAGGTCTAACGGAATCATGTCCGTCTTTAACGTGACAAAGGGTAGGCTAGAAAGTTGTTTGATTAGCGACTTTAAGAAGAACCGCCAGAGGGCCTACACTTTGATCGAGACGGCACAGCTTATGTCTAGGCATCAAAAGCATTTGGCAAGGTTGGCTGTTCAGGGACTTATTCAGAAGCCAATGGGGGCTAGCCAGGGTGGGGCTCCCACCTGGGGGTTAAGGTCTTATTACTCAGAAACTCAGGTCAGAGAGATCCGCGATATACTTGCACTACAATCACACGGTAGACCAAGAAAAGACGGCTTGATTACCAATAGTAACACTCCAACTGTTCAGGAGTTGACAAGACGTATGGGGGATGGTATCCTTACATATATGAGAACAGAAGACGGAAAGTTTATTCCGCTATGGACTGAGTCCATATAAAACTAAAGGGGTATGAGATGGATAAGAACGAAACTAAAGTTAACATTGCTCTGGGTTATACACTGAACCTTGGCAATTTCCAGTCACTCAGAATCGATCTTGGTGTTGAAGATTCTGTACGTCAGGATGAGAATGTAGATGATGCATTTTCTCGGGTATATGATTTTGTAGAACAAAAGCTTATCACCAAAATTAACGAAGCTAAAGAAGAAACTACAGACTAGTGGCCGAGCGCAAAGACCGAATGGCTTTGCTCAGTCGCTACAGTAAGTTGCATACGCTGCGTTATGAAGAAAAGCCAGTACACAATATTAACAAAGAGCAATGGGCCGCCGATGGCCTAATTGAGTCATATGGCATGTCTATGTGCTATGACCTAATGCAATACTACTTTGATGTTTCTCCTAACCCTAGTTGGGGATACTTTGCCAACTACGCGGATAAGATCATCGAGGCTAGGAAGCGTTTAGACCAAGATTTACAAGAGAGAGCCGAAAGGCAAAAGATGGCGAGGGCATGGTTAAATGAGTAATACGGAAGCAAAACTAATTTCTGCAGTACTAGAGGACAAGCAAGTCCATGTATTGTTACAGGCAAATGTAGATAATCTTCTGCGTACTCACAATGATGTCTGGCTGTTTATCAGAAACTACTTTGAGAACAATCATTCCGTTCCGCCAGTGGCCCTGGTCGTAGAAAAGTTCAGAGACTTTGAACCTCTCAAGGGCATTGGAGCAACGAAACACCACCTTGATGAGCTTCAGGTTGAGTATCTGAACGATAGCCTTAAGGATATTCTACGCAATGCTGCAACAGAGGTCCAGCTAGGTCAGGGTTCCGAGGCTCTAGAAAAACTTATTGGATCAACCTCAGAGCTTAAAAAGAATACATCTACCATTAGAGATATTGATGTAACAGATTTAGATTCTGCAATTGCTTTTTATGAAAATGTAAAGAAGCAACAAGAAGCTGGCTCAATGGGGATTAAGACTGGTTTGCCAGGCTTTGATGATTACCTGCCTTCAGGAATTATGCCTGGACAGCTTGGAGTATTCCTGGCCTATCCTGGTATTGGCAAGTCCTGGCTATCGCTTTATTTTGCGGTACAGGCTTGGAAGCAGGGAAGGTCTCCATTAATTATTAGCTTGGAGATGTCAGAGACAGAGGTTCGTAACCGTGTATATACTATTATGGGAGAAGGCCTTTGGTCTCACAGAAAGATTAGTTCTGGAGACATCGAGCTAGACACATTAGCAACATGGCACAAGAATCATTTACAGGGTAAGCCTGAATTTCACATCATTTCTAATGATAGTGGTGGAGAGATTACTCCGTCGGTTTTGCGTGGAAAGATTGATCAATACAAGCCAGACTTTGTGATTGTAGACTACCTTCAGCTGATGAGTCCAAACCAGAAGTCAGACAATGAGACAGTAAGGATGAAGAACCTGTCTCGTGAACTTAAGCTTATGGCAATTTCTGAAGAGGTTCCTATTATTGCAATCTCCTCAGCGACTCCAGATGACGTTACAAAATTAGATACTGTTCCAACTCTGGGCCAGACTGCCTGGAGCCGTCAGATAGCCTATGACGCTGACTGGGTCATGGCTCTGGGTCGTGGCAGCAACAGCGATGTCATGGAGTGTGTCTTCAGAAAAAACAGGAATGGCTTTATGGGAGAGTTTATGGTTCAGGTAGACTTCGATAAGGGGCTCTACAAATATAAAGATGTCCTAAATCTCAACTAAATAAACAAATGGGCTTTATAATGGATGAATGGAACGCATACACCACAAGCCAATAAAGCTTTACAGTCTAGATGGCAACATCTATGACGACTCTATTCTCTGGAGACTACGCATAGAGTACTCAGATCTTTTAATTGCAGAGATGAGATTTGCGGGTTATGTTCCAAGACTAGACATTGACGAAAACTTTACTATAGGGTATAATGAAAACATAAAAGGTTTTAATTTTAAGCTTTCAATGTATGGAATTTATGTGGGGAAGAGAAAGAGCGAATGGATATTCGGAGTAGACGGAACGCTGGTCATTCCTATGCGCCAGAGCAAGTTAAGCGAATCCTGGCAGGAAGTGGTGTAGATATAGAGTCTGAGGTAGACTCAGACTTCATCATCTTCTGCCCTTTTCACGGCAATCATAGAACTCCAGCTGGAGAAATTGACAAAGTTCGTGGTACATTCTTTTGTTTTTCTTGTCACCATATTGCAGATCTTGCAGAGTTCGTTATGCATCAGACTGGTAGGACATACTTTGAATCACTTAGGTTTATTAAAAGCAAAGAGGTGGCAACTAACCTTGAGTCTGAGATAGATCAAAAGCTTGTAGAGAAGCCCCTATATGTTCAATATGATGAGGTTCAGGTAAAGAGGCTACACTCTACAGCGATGGAGTCGCCTCGTGCCCATACATACTATAGTGGTCGCAAGATTAGTGATAGTTCTATTAAAAAGTTTAGCTTGGGCTACTCAGACAAGCAAGACATGACAACTATCCCAGTTCATTCCCCAGACGGAATGCTTGTTGGATTTGTCGGTAGATCTGTAGAGGGGAAGACCTTTAAGAATACCCCAGGTCTTCCAAAAGGTAAGACTTTATTTAATTTAAACCGTGTAAAGAATTCACGTACTGTATATGTGGTGGAGTCCTCTTTTGACGCCATACGCCTTGACCAGTGCGGTTTTGCAGCGGTAGCAACACTTGGCTCAAACGTGTCTAATTTTCAAGTGGACTTGCTAAAAAAATACTTCAATGATATAATTGTCATTGCAGACAACGATGAGGCAGGCGGCAACATGAAAACCAGGCTTACAGAAAAGCTTGGTTCTCGCGTCTCTGTCTTGTTGTTAGAAACAAAATATAAAGATATAGGCGACATGAATGACGAAGACATTAAAGCTCTAAGTTTTAGCTTCGACCAGTCAATAGCCGAAATACTACAATAACAGTATAAACAAAGTATATACAAAAAATATAAGGAGAAAAATATGAGTGTAATTAAGGGTCTCAAAAATATTAATGCCCTACTTGACAAGCCAAAGTACGACAGCGACAAGCCTCGCGTTCGTTGGCTGAAACTAGCAGACGCACAGTCAGTGAAGATTCGTTTTATCGAAGAGCTGGACGAAGAGTCTGCCAACTATAATGAAAGCCGTGGCCTTTCCTTGGTGGTTAAAGAACACACCAATCCAAAAGACTACCGTCGTAAGGCCGTAGACACTATGGACTCAGAGGGCCGAGACTGGGCTGAAGAGATGCATCGCAAGGATCCAAAAGCTGGGTGGCGTGGACGTCTTCGTTTCTACTGCAACGTTCTCGTTGACGATGGAATTGAAGAGCCATACGCCGCTATCTGGTCAATGGGTGTCAGCAAGATGTCGTCTTTCAACACCATTCGGGAATACGCTTTGGAGACGGGTAGCATTTCAAATCTTACCTGGAAGCTTAAGCGTAACGGTCAGGGTACGGAAACAAGCTACACGCTTATTCCTTCGGCTCCAGATAGTGAGCCATTCGCCTGGGGTGAGGTAGAGCCGTTTAACCTTGAGCTGGCTCTCACACAGATCCCTTATGCAGAGCAGGAAGCCTTCTACTTGGGCTTTGACACACCCTCTGTTACCTCTGCCACTAACGTGGAGTGGTAATCTAGGATGGGGTATGTTGGCTTACATGTTCACACTCATTTCAGTCTTTTCGATGGAATCGCTACTCCACAGGAGTACGTAGACAGAGCGGCAGAACTGGGAATGACTGCCTTGGCAATCACTGACCACGGTTCTCTTTCTGGTCACAGAGAGATGTATCGCGCTGCAAAAAGTAAGAACATTAAGCCAATACTTGGCGTGGAGGGCTATATTACTGAAGACCGCTTTGATAAGCGGGATCGGGATAGTAGAGAAGGTCCTTTGGACTTGGTCTACAATCACATAGTCCTCCTAGCCAAGAACCAAAAAGGTCTAGAAAATCTTAATAGACTTAATGAGATTGGTTGGACAGAGGGCTTCTACAAGAAGCCACGTATTGACTATAAAGTTTTAGAGCAGTACAAAGAGGGCGTTATCGTTACCTCTGGGTGCCTCAGCGGAACTGTTGCTAAAGCAATTGAGGCTGGAGAGATTGCAGAGGCTAAGCGACAAATAGAGTGGCACAAAGATGTGTTTGGCGATGACTATTACATAGAGATCATGCCACATAATCCAGCAGAGATGAACCATCAGCTTTTAGCTTTGGCAGATGAGTTCGGGGTAAAGCCAGTGGTAACCCCAGACTGTCACCATGCCCACACGGGGCAAAAAGACATCCAGGAGCTTAAACTAATTCTTAATACATACAGTAATAAGATTGAAAAAGACGCTACCTTTGAAAAGTCTAAGAAGAAGGATAGCCTCATGGATAGGCTTGATTATCTTTATGGTGCAGATCGACAAATGAGCTTTAACAAGTTCGATATCCACCTCCTGTCTGATGAAGAAATGCGGACAGCAATAACGTCTCAGGGTATTGATAGGGAAGATATCTATGAGTCTACCCTGGAGATTGCTGATAAGGTAGAAGACTATAGTATTAATGATGGGCTGGACCTGCTTCCCGTTCAGTACCAAAACCCTGACCAGGAGCTTCGCACCCTAGCTCTGGAAGGATTAAAAGAGCGTGGAGTAGAGACCCAAGAGTATCTTGACAGGCTAGAAGAAGAGCTTAAGGTCATTGAGTCAAAGAACTTTGGGCCATACTTCCTTGTTGTTCGCAACATGATTAACTGGGCAAAGAAGGAAGGGATCCAGGTTGGTCCTGGACGTGGCTCTTCTGCTGGCTCTCTGCTGTGCTATGCACTAAAAATCACAGACATTGACCCAATTAAATATGGGCTTCTGTTCTTTAGGTTTATTAACCCAGACCGGAATGACTTCCCAGATATTGATACCGACATTCAGGACACAAGGCGTGAAGAGGTTAAGGATTATCTAGTTAAGCAGTACCGACACGTGGCTTCTATTGCAACATTCTTGCAGTTTAAAGACAAGGGTGTGGTGCGTGATATTGCTCGGGTGTTGCACATCCCTCTGTCAGACGTTAACAAGGTTGGAAAGTTATTTGACACCTGGGATGACTACTGCTCTTCCAAGCAAACAGCTTGGTTCCGTGAAAAGTACCCAGAGATTGAGAAGTATGGCGACCAGCTGCGTGGTCGCATTCGCGGCACTGGTATCCATGCCGCTGGTGTTGTAACCAGCAAAGAGCCTATCTTCCGTCATGCTCCAATGGAAACACGCACCGCTCCAGGTTCTGGAGAGCGTATCCCTGTTGTGGCGGTAGATATGGAAGAGGCAGAGCGTATTGGTCTGATTAAGATTGATGCCTTGGGCCTGAAAACGCTAAGTGTTCTCCGTAGCGCACTTGACATTATTAAAGAGCGTCACAAGAAAGATATTGACCTGCTCAAGATCGATCTAGATGACCCCAATATTTATGAAATGCTTTCTAGCGGACATACAAAGGGCGTGTTCCAGTGTGAGGCAACTCCATATACAAACCTTTTGGTTAAGATGGGCGTCAGCAACTTTGACGAGCTGGCTGCTTCTAATGCTTTGGTTCGACCTGGGGCCATGAACACCATTGGAAAAGACTATATTGCCCGTAAGCATGGCAAGCAGAGTATTCGCTTTCATCACCAAATTATGAAAGAGTTTACCTCAGAGACCTATGGCTGTATCTTGTACCAGGAGCAGGTCATGCAGGCTTGTGTAAACTTGGGCGGGATGTCTATGGTCGAGGCAGACAAGGTACGTAAGATTATTGGTAAGAAGAAGGATGCCAAAGAGTTTGACGTGTTCAAGGATAAGTTTGTGGAGGGGGCTTCTAAGCTCATGGCCCCTAATGCAGCTACAGATCTGTGGCAAGACTTTGAGGCTCACGCGGGGTACTCTTTTAACAAGTCCCACGCTGTTGCTTATTCTACTCTATCTTATTGGACAGCATGGCTAAAGTATCACTATCCACTAGAGTTTATGTTCTCTATTCTTAAGAATGAAAAAGATAAAGATGCTAGAACAGAGTACCTGATTGAAACTAAGCGTATGGGGATTGCTATCAAGCTTCCACATGTTAACGACTCAGATACTGACTTTAAGATTGAAGGCAAGGGCATTAGGTTTGGTCTTTCTGGAATTAAATATATTTCAGATAACATTGCTTCTAAGTTTATGGCAGCAAGACCATTTGGCTCATATGCCGAGCTGGAAGACTTTTCTTCTCGTAAAGGTACCGGAGTAAACTCAAGATCTCTTCAGGCCTTGAGGATTATCGGTGCCGCAACATTTGAAGATAATCCAAGGGACGAGGAAGAGATTCGCTCTAACCTATATGAATATTTAAACTTACCAGAGTTTAATATTACGGTACCTTCCCACTACCATGCTTTTATTAATGAGGTCATAGACTTCGAGGAGAAGGGGTGCTTCGTCCTCCTGGGGATGGTTAAAGCTGTCAAGAGGGGCAAGGGCTGGTCTCGGGTAGAGATTCTAGACAAGACCGGCTCTGTTGGTATCTTCGACGAAGAGCAGACTGGCATTGAGACAGGAAAGACATACCTGTTGCTTGCAAGCGATAATCGAATTGTTTCCGCCATTCCAGCCGACGAGATAAAGGGCTCTGACGCTGCTTTGATTAAGTTCTTAAACTATAAAATGTTGCCCTATAAAGATGACGAGATGCTTGTGGTTTCGTTTAAGCCAAGGGTAACGAAGGCTGGCAAAAAGATGGCAACACTGACAGTGGCAGACTCTTCTAGAGAACTCCATTCTGTGCTAGTGTTTCCAACTACATTTGCCAAAGCATATATGAAGATTCAGGAAGGCAATGTTCACACATTCTCTTTCGGAAAAACAAAAGATGGGACAGTGATATTAGATGACATACTTGGATGAAATGGCAGATCATCTGCACCAAGTTGCAACAGAAAAAGGCTTCTGGCCAGAAGTAGTCGATGACATTTTTATTACCAAGCAACTAATGATGGTAGTGTCTGAGGCCGTAGAGGTTATGGAAGCAATCAGGAAAGACAAGGGTAAGGCAGAGGTAGCAGATGAGATGGCTGACATCATCATTCGCACGCTTGACTTATATGCTGGACTAGTAGAGAATGACTATACAGATATTTCTCTAGACCAGGCTCTAGAAAGCAAAGTTAACTTTAATAAAGCAAGACCAGAAAGGCACGGTGTTAGGTTCTGATGACAACAATTGATGAAGCTCTATCGCAGCTAGATCCAAAGATTAGAAAAAAGTTGGGGCCAGCAGTTGGGATTAAAACTGAATTTCAGCCTACCCCTAGCCCAGGCTTGAATCGAGCATTGGGTGGAGGGCTTCCTTATGGGAGGCAGGTTCTCCTTTGGGGGAGCAAGGCTAGTGCCAAGTCTTCTTTGTGCATGCAGACTATTGGTCTAGCGCAAAAAGAAGGCAAGCTCTGTGCTTGGGTAGACGCTGAGATGTCCTACGATGAAAGTTGGGCACAAAGGCTGGGGGTAGACACCTCGCAACTATTATACTCAGAAGCTCGTAGTATTAATGACATGGTAGACGTCACTGTAGCACTGCTACACGCAGGCGTTGACCTGATTGTTATTGATAGCATTAGCTCTCTACTGCCAGCAGTTTATTTTGAGAAAGACTCTTCCGAGCTGAAGCAGCTTGATAATACTAAGCAAATTGGTGCAGAGTCTAAAGATCTTAAACATGCTTGGATGATGATTAACTATGCGAATAACCAGGAGAAGCCATCGTTGATCATGGCCATCTCTCAAGCCAGGAACAACATTACACCAATGTATACCCAGTCTGTTCCTACTGGTGGGAATGCAACACAGTTCTTCTCATCTACAATCATTAAGCTGTTCTCGTCGTCATCAGACAACAATGCTATTAAGAGTAAAATTAGGTCTGGAGACAAGTTGATTGAGCAAAAGGTTGGTCGTAAGATTCGTTGGGAAGTCCAGAACTCTAAGACTTCTGCTCCAGGAGAGTCTGGAGAGTACGACTTCCACTTTAGGGGGGACCAAATAGGAATTGATGCTATTGGGGATCTTGTAGATACTGCAGAGATGCTTGGGCATGTCTCTAGGACTGGTGCCTGGTATCAACTCGAGGACGGCACCAAGGTCCAGGGACGAGAGGCCTTCATCGAGAAAGTAAAAGAAGATAAGTCGTTGCAAGAAAAGTTGAGGGCAAGTATCGATGGCTAGCTACAATATATTCCCTGGCAAGTTTAAATGTCACACCTGTAAAAGTGAGGTGACAACTCTTCGTCTGTACGAGGAGACAAAGGTCATAACCTGGATGTGTCGTGACAGGCATGTCAGCCGTGTGTCCTTACAAACTAAAAAGAGTAAGAGAGATTATGAGCGAAAGATCTGAGAGTAAAAGAATCGGAGCTAAGCTAATAAAAAACAGCGGAAGAGGCCAGAAAAAGGGGGACGCATCCTGGCATAATTTTATAGTGGACTTCAAAGAAGTTGGTAAGAGTTTTACTTTAAATAAAGATGTATGGGCAAAAGCTACAACTGATGCCTTGAAATCTAACAAAGACCCTGCTATAGTTGTAGTTATAGGTAGCGAAGGAATGAAGACAAGACTAGCAGTCATAGAGATGGCTTTGCTAGAACAATTGCTAGAAGAGAGAGAATAATGAAAATATTAATGCTGGATATAGAGACGACACCCCTGCAGGTTTATACTTGGGGGCTTTGGGACCAGAACATTGGTATCAATCAAATCATCAAGCCCACCGAGATGATGTGCTTCGGTGCAAAGTGGCAGGGCAAAAAGAAGGTTACCTTTAAGTCAGTGCACCACGACGGCAAAGAGGCAATGCTCAATGAGCTTCATAGCATGATGGAAGAAGCAGATGCCCTTGTTGGGTGGAACTCCGCTGCCTTTGACCACAAACACATCAAAAGGGAATTCCTTGAAAACAAGCTGTCTCCTCCATCGGTTGTTAAAGACCTGGACCTGATGAGTGTTGTCAAGGCTAACTTCAAGTTCCCGTCTAACAAGCTTGACTACGTAGCGCAAGCATTAGGTGTTGGTTCTAAAGTAAAGCATTCAGGGTTTCAGTTGTGGATTGACTGCATGGCTGGTGACGACAAGGCATGGCGTGAGATGAAGAAATACCAGATTCAGGATGTTGTTCTTCTAGAAGAGCTTTACCAGGTCCTGATCCCCTGGCTTCCAGGAGCTAGCAGCGTAACCATCAAGGAAAAGAGAGAGATCTCAGACCCAGAGAAGATGGTACAATAGTATGGTAACGACAGAGAACAAAACAACGATTGACATGATTAATGGTTTGTCAGAAATAGCAGAGTTCATGGATGATGAGGATCTTACACAGGCTCTCACTATGGTGGCTAAGCTAATTCTAAATCCAGGTATCCCAATCAATGTTGCTACACTAGAAATTGTGCGGTTACAAGCAATTGCAACAAAGATGTCTTTTAAGGCAACCTGGATGGCTAACGTAGATAAAGGAGACAGGGCGAAGAAGAACATATACTTTACAGCGGCATCATCTATCAATGATCTAGTTGCTGCCCTTAAGTATATTACCCGATAACATTATGGCTAAAAGTTTATTAAATGAATTAATGGAAAAAGGTGAGAGGACACAAAAGTCTTCTCCCGATATGGATGCTTTAATCCAAAAGATTCAGTCTGGATATGTCGCTAAGCGTGGTCCTAGGCATCAGCAGAAGAAAAGCTTTGCTCCTTCTACTATTGCTTACGGCCACGGTGAGTGCGCTAGATATTGGTACCTCGCCTTTGAGGGCGGTACCTTTGAGGACTATGCAGATCCCTTTGCTGGTGCAAACATGACCAACGGCACCAAGTCCCATGAGCGTATTCAGAAAGCAATGGAAGATGCGGGGATGCTCATTGATTCGGAATTTAAGATTATTAATGAAGACCCACCAATTTTTGGGTATGGGGATGTAATCTTAGACTGGAACGGAGAAGAGCTTCTTGGTGAGATCAAGACAGCTATGCAGGAAGGCTTCGAGTACAGAAAGAAGAGTCGTAAGGCTAAGAGCGGTCATTTGATTCAGCTTCTTATCTATATGAAGATTCTTAAAAAAGCAAAAGGTGTTCTCATTTATGAAAACAAGAATAATCACGAGCTGTTGACTATTCCAGTTGAAATAAATGACTACTACATTACATGGGTAAACCAAGCATTTGAGTGGATGAGAGATGTTCGTAAGGCGTGGGAAGCAAAAACATTGCCTACAAAAAACTATAGATCTAATTCTAAGATCTGCAAGACATGCCCTTTGGCAAAAGTCTGTGCGGATGCTGGAACTGGAGACATCAAACTTAAAGCATTGGAGCCCCTGGATGAAGCCCTGTCAGTGGTGTGATACAACCTTTAAGGCAAATGTAAGCTACCAGATATATTGCTCTCCAGAGTGCCGGAACGCTGCAACTAAAGATAAAATATCTCAAAGATATGCGATCTCTCGTAGGACAAAGATGATGGCTAAAAAAAGATTCTGCAAATCTTGCGAGGTGTTGCTGTCTGCCTACAACGATGATGTGCTTTGTTTGTCTTGTGTTGTTAATCCAACAGATGTCTCCAAAGCTTTAAAAGAAATTAAGGGTATCTTAGATGGTAAAACTAAGCCAGATAACAAATCAACCGAATAGAATATGTGCAATAGATGCTAGTACCAACAGCCTGGCCTTTGCAATCTTTGACAAGGACGAGCTTGAGGCCTGTGGCAAGATTCGGTTTGAGGGAATAAACACCTACAAGAAGTTGGCAGATGCTGCTATTAAAACACAAGCATTCTTCAATGTATATGGCAAGTTTGATGCTGTTGTAATTGAACATACTGTGTTTATGAATAGTCCAAAGACGGCGGCAGACCTTGCATTAGTGCAGGGAGCTTTGCTGGGGGCAATGTCGGTAATCGGGGTAAAGCAAATTAAATCAATTAACCCAATTGCTTGGCAAACCTTTATTGGTAATGGTAGGCTAACTACTCCAGAGAAGCAAGTTATTAGATCTGATAATCCAGGAAAGAGTGACTCTTGGTATAAGACTAAGGAGCGAGAGTTCCGTAAGCAAAGAACTATCAGGTTTGTTAATACTATTTATGATAAGAGTATAGATGACAACGATGTATCAGACGCAATTGGCATTGGTCACTATGCAATAAGCAATTGGTCCAGGCTAGGTTGACAAGGAGACACTATGGCTGCTAAACTTTATACAAACCAAACTTGGCTAAAGAAAAGGTTCCACCTAGATCGCAAAACTCCAGAAGAGATAGCGAAAGAGTGTGGGGTAAGCGTAGAAACTATCTATGTTTATTTATCAAAATTCGGATTAAGGAAGTCTAGGCGTTGAGCAAAGAGACAGAGCAAAAGATAACAGAAGTAATGTCTGGCATTGAAAAGATGCTAATTGAAAAGAACAGGGCCTACGGAGATTCTGCCATTGATCCAGTTAGAGTGTTTTCAAAAGCTGATGCGGTAGAACAAATCTATGTGCGCATCGATGATAAGCTTTCAAGGGTTAAACGGGGGCATGAATACCCTGGAGATGATACCATCTCAGACTTAATAGGATACTTAGTGTTATTACTTGTTGCAAAGGAGAAAAATGAGAGAGTATAGCAATAAAGAGCAGGTGTCGTTTGACGACATCCTTCTGGTCCCACAGGTTTCGGATATTAAGAGTCGAAAAAATGTATCGCTATCCACCATCTTGGGGGATGGCCTAGAGCTAGATTTTCCAATTATTGCCGCCCCAATGGATACGGTGTGCGAAGCTGGCATGGCCCTTGCAATGAGCAACTATGGCGGCCTTGGCATCATTCATAGATACATGCCAATTGAAGAGCAGGCCAGCATGGTAGAGATGGTGAGGCAGGCCAATGCCGTTGTCGGAGGTTCTGTCGGTGCGACTGGATCGTTTCTAGAAGATGCAGGGCAGCTCGTTAACGCTGGTGCAACCCTGGTCCTTGTCGACGTTGCAAATGGTCACAGTCATCACGCAATCAATGCTGTCTCAGCACTGAGAGAAGAGTTCGGAGAATCCCTACACATTATGGCTGGCAACGTTGCTACCTGGGATGGCTTCGCAAGACTGGCTGATGCTGGTGCAAACTCTATTCGGGTGGGGATTGGTGGTGGATCAGCTTGCACTACCAGAGTAGTTAGTGGACACGGCGTTCCAACGCTTGCATCAATCATGGATATTCGTGAAAGAGTAAGCTATGAAGATGCCCCCGCTCTAATTGCAGATGGTGGAATCAGAAATTCTGGGGATGCGGCTAAGGCTCTGGCAGCAGGTGCTCATGCCGTAATGGTTGGAAGATTGCTTGCTGGAACTTCAGAGTCTCCTGGAGAAGTTGACAATAATCACAAGGTGTTTCGAGGAATGGCATCTAGGGAGGCACAGGAGGAGGGCAGGGGCTCTGTATCTGGGGTAGAAGGCATCACGACTACCGTTCCTTTCGTTGGATCAGTTAGTAATATTATTAATGATTTCAGGGCGGGATTGCGTAGTGCTCTATCTTATACTGGGGTAGACAACCTCTTTGACTTCCACGCCGATAGCGTGTATAATAAAGTATCAAGCAATTCACTAAATGAAACTAAACCTCACGCAAAGGAGTAATCATGGCTCGTGGTCGCAAGACAGGCACAGGGGGAGTACCCTCAAAGTTTTTTCGTTTCCCAGAAATCACAGTAGATAATTTTGTGATTGAGAGGGGAGAGATCATTAAGGTCAAAGACCAGTGGGGCATGAGGTTTAAGTTTGATAGCCTTGTTACAAATACTGAAACTGGTTCTCAGTGGGTAGACTGCTACGAAGTCTATAAGTTACGGACTGGATGTCTTCGGGCTTTTCCCCTAGACCAAATAAAGAGAATTCCAAAGAAAAGGGGCAAGCGACGTGCAAAGCGAACAACAACTAGTCCAGCATCTTGACACAGTAAACAAGGTTGTTGGGGAATATCTTAAGGGTACAGACCCAACAAAAATTTCCAAGCAGCTCAGCATCCCTCGTACCAAGGTCGTAGAATATCTTAACGAGTGGAAAGAGATGGCTTCTGCCAATGACACAATTAGAGCTAGGGCCAGAGAAGCTTTGGCTGCTGCAGACGAGCACTATGGCAGACTAATCTCCAAGTCCTACGAAGTGATTGATGATGCAGATACCAATGGAGACTTGCGGTCTAAGTCTGGCGGTATCAAGTTAGTCATGGATATCGAGTCTAAGCGTATTGAGATGCTGCAGAAGGCTGGCCTGTTAGAGAATAAAGAGCTGGCAGAAGAAATGCTTGAGATCGAAAAGCGTCAAGAGATTCTCATGGGCATTCTTAAAGATGTTGCTGCAGAGCATCCAGAGATTAGGGATAAGATTATGAGAAGGCTTTCTGAAGCCTCTAATAAGCTAAATGAAACGGTAACGATTGTTCACGATGTTTGATGATTTTTTGGAGGCCCTGGAGGACAGCCCATTTGAAGAAACTCCTGTAGACGCACACACGTTTGTAGAAGATTCAAACTTTTTGGGCCAGCCACCACTGTCCAAGATTCAGTATGACATTGTAGAAGCTATGAGCCAGATCTATCGTAAAGAAGATCTTATTGTTTTGATGGGTGAAGAGGCTGGTGCCCAGTACTTTAAAAAGTTTACAAAGAATGAAGTCATCTTGCAGCTTGGCAAGGGTAGCGGTAAGGACTTCGTTTCTACCGTAGCTGTAGCATACATTGTATACAAGCTTCTATGCCTGAAGGATCCTGCTAGATACTATGGCAAGCCTTCCGGTGACGCCATTGATATTATCAACATCGCAATCAACGCACAGCAGGCAAAGAATGTTTTCTTTAAGGGATTCAAGACGAAGATTGAGAAGTCTCCTTGGTTTGCTGGTAAGTATTATTCAAAGATGGACTCTATTGAATTTGATAAAACTGTTACTGTTTACTCTGGACACTCTGAGAGGGAATCTCACGAGGGCCTAAACCTTTTGGTAGCGGTGCTTGATGAGATTTCTGGCTTCTCCTCTGATGTTGGAACTGGTAATGAGCAGGGCAAGACGGCTGACAATATCTATAAAGCCTTTCGTGGTACCGTAGACTCTCGCTTCCCAGACTTGGGGAAGGTTGCGTTGCTGTCCTTCCCACGGTATCCTGGCGACTTTATTTCATCTAAGTATGATGATGCTATTTTAGAAAAAGAAGTGATAGAGAGAACCCACAAGTTTGTTATTAATCCAGATCTTCCAGAAGACTCTCCTGGTAATACCCTAGATATTGCTTGGGAAGAAGACCAGATTACTGGATATAAATACCCCAATGTGTTTGCCTTAAAACGTCCCACTTGGGAGGTAAACCCCACGAGGAAGATTGATGATTTTAAGTTGGCATTCTATACAGATCTTGGTGACGCTATGATGCGGTTCCTTTGTGTGCCGACCTATTCCTCTGACGCATTCTTTAAGCAGCGGGACAAGGTTAGGGCTTGTATGAGTCTTCGCAACCCCTTGGATGCATTCAGAAGGTTCGAAGAAAACTTTAAGCCAGACCCAGATAAAAAATACTTTGTCCATGCCGACCTTGCTCAACGCCACGACAAGTGTGCTGTAGCAATTGCTCACGTGGATAAGTGGGTTAATATTCAGGTCATCAAGGACTACGAGCAGGTTGCTCCATTTGTTGTTGTGGATGCTGTGGCATGGTGGGAGCCAAAGATCGAGGGGCCAGTCAATCTGTCAGAAGTTAAGCAATGGATCCAAAACCTTCGTAGGCTAGGCTTTGACATTGGAATGGTAAGCTTTGACCGCTGGCAATCTTTCGATATCCAGAATGAGCTTAAATCTGTTGGTATGCGAACAGAAACTGTGTCTGTAGCCAAGAAGCACTATGAAGACATGGCTATGCTGATGTATGAAGAGCGTCTAGTTATGCCAACAATTGAGCTTTTATTTGAAGAGCTTACAGAGCTTAAGATTATGAAGGGCAACCGGGTAGATCACCCACGCAAAAGCTCTAAGGACTTGGCGGATGCTGTGTGTGGTGCTGTTTTTGGTGCCATCTCTCATACCCCAAAGAGCAACAACCTTGAGGTAGAGGTTCACACTTTTAGGGACAGATCCAAGACACGACTTGAAGAACTGCCCGATAACGTGATACACTATAAGTCGAAAGAAATGCCAGAAGACGTTCGAGACTATTTGGATAGGCTTGGTTTAGTGTAACCACAAATACTAGGGACTTTCCCAGATTCAACCACTACATTTTGTATAAAGAGGAAGTATAATTGACTTTACCAATTGATTTAGTTTACTTTTCTAACAAATCTGAAAACACTAAAAGATTTGTAGATAAGCTAAGTGACCTTAGCTGGAGAATTCCTTTAGTCTGGGATAGCGAGAATCCATATTTGCATAGTCGAGAATTTGTTCTCGTATTGCCAACATATGGAGCTGGCAGGGGTAGCCACGTTATTCCTTCTCAGGTGAGGAAGTTTCTTAATGTTAGATCAAACAGAGAGATGCTTCGTGGGGTTATCGGGACTGGAAATACTAATTTTGGAGAGCATTTCTGTAAAGCTGCAGAAATGATCTCAGCCAAAACAGGGGTACCACTCATTGGCAAAATAGAAATATTCGGTACAGAAGACGACGTTAAAACAATTAAAGAAAGATTGAGGCTGCTTTATGACTACTAATTATAGCTATCACGAATTGAATGCTATGCTAAACCTTTATGGTGAGAATGGTGAGATCCAGTTTGACAAGGATAAGGAAGCGGCAAAGGCCTACTTCTTAGACCACGTTAATCAAAATACCGTTTTCTTTCACAGCCTTGAAGAAAAACTAGAATACCTAATTGAGAATGAGTATTACGATAAAGAGGTTCTAGACCAGTATGACTTTGAGTTTGTCAAGAACTTATTTAAACAAACATATGAACATAAGTTTAGGTTTGCCTCATTCCTTGGTGCTTACAAGTTTTATACTGGCTATGCCCTCAAAACATTTGATGGCAACCGATACCTTGAAAGATTTGAAGACCGTGTTTGCATGAACGCTTTGATGCTAGCGCATGGGGACACCAAGCTTGCCCAAGATCTTGTAGAAGAGATTATCTCTGGGCGGTTCCAACCAGCTACGCCTACCTTCCTCAACTCGGGCAAGAAGCAGAGGGGCGAATTCGTTTCGTGTTTCCTGCTTCGTATCGAAGATAACATGGAGTCCATCTCACGGGGCATCAACTCTTCGCTGCAGTTGTCTAAGCGTGGAGGGGGCGTAGCTCTTAACCTAACTAACCTTAGAGAGGCTGGGGCACCGATCAAGAAGATTGAGAATCAGTCCTCTGGAGTCCTTCCAATCATGAAGCTGCTAGAAGACTCCTTTAGCTATGCTAACCAGCTAGGGGCACGACAGGGTGCCGGGGCAGTGTATCTTAATGTACATCACCCAGACATCATGTCCTTCCTTGATACCAAAAGGGAGAATGCTGATGAGAAGGTTCGTATTAAGACCCTGAGTCTCGGGGTGGTTGTTCCAGACATCACTCTTGAATTAGCTAAGAATAATGATGATATGTACCTGTTCTCGCCATATGATGTTGAAAGAGTGTATGGCGTTCCTATGGCTGACATTTCTATTACTGAAAAGTATCAGGAGATGGTGGACAACCCAGAGATTAAAAAGAAGAAGATAAAGGCAAGGCTGTTGTTTGAAACAATTGCTGAGCTACAGTTTGAATCTGGATACCCCTATGTTGTGTACGAAGACACTGTAAACGAGGCCAACCCAGTTGAGGGTCGTATTAGTATGTCTAATCTGTGTTCAGAAATTTTGCAGGTAAGCACACCCACAACATACAACGCCGACCTTAGCTATGACAATATTGGTAAAGACATTAGCTGCAACCTTGGCTCTTTAAATATTGCCATGGCGATGCAGTCGCCAAACTTTGCTAAGACAATTGAGACAGCCATTAGGGCACTGACGTCTGTCGCAGACCTAAGCTACATTGAGTCCGTCATGTCAGTTGCCGAGGGTAACAAGAAGTCTAGGGCCATTGGTCTTGGTCAGATGAACCTTCATGGTTATCTTGGACAGCAAAAGATCCACTATGGTTCTGAAGAGGGCATTGACTTTACTAACATGTATTTCTATGCTGTTGTCTACCACGCCATCAAGGCATCTAATGAGATGGCAAAAAAGACCGGCAGCCCATTTGATAACTTTGAGAATTCAAAGTATGCTACCGGTGAGTTCTTTGATAAGTACACCTTATCAGAATGGAAGCCAGCTACTAAGAAAGTTGCCAAACTATTTAAGGATTCAGGGATTGAGCTTCCTGCTCAGGCTGACTGGGAGAAGCTAAAGAGGTCCGTAATGAAGCACGGCATTTATAATCAGAACCTTCAGGCGGTACCACCAACTGGATCAATTAGTTATATTAATAACTCTACGTCTAGTATTCATCCTATTGCTTCTAAGATTGAGATTCGTAAAGAAGGAAAGTTGGGTCGTGTTTACTACCCTGCGCCATTCCTCACTAACGACAACCTAGAGTATTTTGAGGATGCCTATGAGATTGGCCCAGAGAAGATCATCGACACCTATGCCGCTGCAACACAGCACGTAGACCAGGGTCTTTCATTAACGCTATTCTTTAAGGACACCGCCACTACTCGTGACGTAAACAGAGCACAGATTTACGCATGGAAAAAGGGCATCAAGACAATCTATTATATTCGTATTCGCCAAGTGGCACTAGACGGAACAGAGCAGGAAGGCTGTGTATCATGCATGTTGTAAAACCAATTAACTGGAACAAGATTGAGGACTCTGTTGATTTAGATGTCTGGAATAGATTAACGGCTAATTTCTGGCTACCAGAAAAGGTTGCGATTGCCAATGACATTCAGTCCTGGGCTTCTTTGAATGAAGAAGAAAAGACTTTGACCAAGAAAGTCTTTACGGGGCTAACACTTCTTGATACAATCCAAGGTACTGTAGGAGCAATGAGCCTTATGCCAGATGCTAGAACACAGCATGAAGAAGCGGTTATTACTAATATTGCTTTTATGGAATCTGTTCATGCCAAGTCATATTCCAATATCTTTTCTACTTTGTGTTCTACTCAAGAAATTGATGATGCTTTTAGGTGGAGCATGGATAGCCCTCTTTTAAACAAGAAGGCAGACATTGTTATTGAGAAATACGATGGGGATGATCCGTTAAAACGCAAGGTAGCCTCAACGCTTCTTGAAAGTTTTTTGTTTTATTCTGGTTTTTACTGGCCACTATACCTTTCTTCACGATCGAAGCTCACCAATACAGCAGACATGATTAGGCTTATCATTCGTGATGAGGCTGTTCACGGCTATTATATCGGGTATAAGTACCAGCAGGGGTTAGCAGAGCAGTCATCAGAGAGGCAGCAGGAGCTCAAGGATTATACCTATGACCTTCTCCTGGAGTTGTATGAAAATGAATGTAAATACTCTGCCGAGCTATACGATCCGCTGGGCCTAACAGAAGAAGTTAAGGGTTTCTTGCAGTACAATGCGAACAAGGCCTTAATGAATTTAGGCTATGATGCCTTGTTCCCTAAAGAGTCTGCGACGGTGAACCCTGCTATTCTGAGTGCGCTTGGTGCAAACTCTGATGAGAACCACGACTTCTTTAGTGGGTCTGGCTCTAGTTACGTGATGGCTAAACATGAACAAACTGAAGACGAAGACTGGGACTTCTAAGAAACACTGCGCGTTGCTAAAAGAAGGTTCAGATCTTTTTCTTTTGTCCCGCCACCGTACACCCAGGCGTACCCAGAACGAATCATTTCATGATTGATAGACTCTGGGTCACCATCTAAAAATAGCCAGCCAAGGATCCTGCCAAATTTGCCGGTATCGTCCTTCTCGGTCTTAATAACAACACTGTTACAGGACTCTATCCTGTGCTTTAGGTACTCCTTAGATTCTAGGCCAAGACTTTTTTCTTCTAAGTTTCTTGTTCTAGATTCCGGGGCATCGATGCCAGCCAGACGCACTCTTTGATGATAGCTAACGCCAAAGCCTAGATCAATTAAAACATCGACGGTATCCCCATCCACGACCTTGGTCACTTCTATAACCTTATATTCATACATAGTAATAGAAGTATACTGTGTTTTTATAAAAAAGGGTTTTTAATATGGAGTTATAATAGTATTAGTAGAGTTATCTACTGCTACCGAAAGGCTCCCCCCTATGTTTGTTTTTAATATAATTGGTCGTATGTTTGCTGTTTTTGTCGTAAATGCGTTTGCTGTCCTTGCTGGCGGTGCCATCCTCGACATTGAATGGTGGAAGACGCTAATCATTGCTGGTTTAATTGGTGTTGGTCAGGTGTTGGATGACATGGCCCGTGCTTACATTGCAGATGGCAAGTTGACAAAAGATGAAGTTGAGCAGGCTTTTGAGAATGCCTCTCACTCAAGCGATAACTAAATAACTAAAACCTATAGCACTGGTTTGCTATTTTTTTTAGGAGTTAAAATTATTAAAAGAGCCTGTTTCCTGTCTGCGATCTTACTGTTAGCTGTTGGCCCTGTGTTTGTTGCAGGGCCTGCGGCTGCTTCGTCATTGCTATTGCTGAGTGCACCAGAAAACGTCACAGCAGAATATTCCGAAGGTAATATTCTTGTCACTTGGGACAACCCTGACACGGGGACTCTGAGTGCTGAGAGGTATATCATTATTTATGGAGCGGGGGACTCATTCTCTACTGCCATAGCTACTGGGAACGTTGGAGACAGCACAGCGCCAGATACGAGATACTCGTTCAGCTGTGAAAGTCTGCAGTCAGCACTTGGCGTAGCTGATTGCGTTGGAAAGTTTAGTTTTAGGGTTGTATCAAACAATACAACAGATCGGAAGTCCAAGTCGGTCTACTCTGCTTGGTCAAATATTGCCACTGTAGACGAAGAGGCTAGGTTAGCAGAAGAAGCTCGGCTAGCAGAGGAAGCTCGGCTAGCAGAAGAAGCAAGATTAGCAGAAGAAGCAAGATTAGCAGAAGAAGCAAGATTAGCAGAAGAAGCAAGATTAGCAGAAGAGGCTAGGGTAGCAGAGGAAGCAAGACTGGCAGAAGAGTCTAGGTTAGCAGAAGAGGCTAGGCTAGCAGAGGAAGCTAGGTTATCAGAGGAAGCTAGGGTAGCAGAAGAGGCTAGGCTATCAGAGGAAGCTAGGTTATCAGAGGAAGCTAGGGTAGCAGAGGAAGCGAGGCTAGAAGAGGCTAGGGTCTCCGAGGAGGCCAGGGTGGCACAGGTAGCTAGGGCTGCAGAAGAGGCTAGGGCTGCAGAAGAAGCCAGGGTAGCAGAACAGGATAGGGTAGCAGAAGAGGCTAGGGTAGCAGAAGAAGCCAGGGTAGCAGAAGAAGCCAGACTGGCAGAAGAAGCAAGGGTAGCAGAAGAAGCAAGAGTCGTGGAGTTGGCAAGGATAAAAGAAGAACAAGAAGAGCAGATCAAGCTAGAAGAAGAAGAGCGGGTCAGGCTAGAAGAAGAGCGGCTGAGGCTAGAAGAAGAGCAGGTCAGGCTAGCAGAAGAAGAGCAGGTCAGGCTAGCAGAGGAAGAGCGGCTGAGGTTAGAGCAGGAGATGCTGGACCTGTTAAGTATAGAAGAGCTACAAGATCTGCAAATAGAAGAGCTAGAGTCAGAAGCAGATGAGATTTTTCAAACGGCAGACAAAGGCTCAGCAGAGTACCAAAAAGGACTAGACATTCTTACAGAAGCTGCAAAGGTAGATGACATAAAAGTATCTCCAGAACTTGCCAGTGCCCCAGTAGTTGGAGATATTGCAATAGCCGCAGTAAATGTGATCAATGCCATTGATAACTTTGGGGCAGACATGTCCCCCGAGGTGAGAGAAGACTCAGAGGAAGTTGTTGTCGCTGCCGTAATCGTTGGCGGGGTAGCTCAGCTAGCTTCTGGACCGGCAGCGGCAGCCAGTGCCGTCAGAAC